CCTTGCCCGCTTGAAGAGTTTAATTCTTGTATTGGCACCTTACCTCTGTTCAAATCTCCTTCTTGAGTAAGCGATCTACCTACAATACTACCGGTTTGAAAATACATATTTAATGCTTCAGCAGCATTATAATTTGTACCGTTTCCTAAATCAACCTCGGCTAGTCCATCAATATCTAAGAACACTCCATCAGGAACTAATCTAGACATCACTTGTTGTAGTTTTAAATGCGTTAATTGAATCATATCGGCAAATGAAATACACTTGCTAACTATTGAATCAATTCTGCCTTTGTATATTCTAGGAGCGCAAATAACGTAATTCATTTCTACTTTTGTAGTGTCTGCAAATGGCCTTGTCATGTTCTCAGACAGTTTCCATTCCAGCATGGTATTTGTACCTATAATCTTTGCCCCTGTATACAACACCTCTATTGTTCTAGATACCCTTTCAAAGTTATCATTAGGCGGCGGATTAAATGCGTCGGTTTTTTCAATTACTTTTTCTAATCCGTTTTCGCCTTGTTTTATTTTAAAAACTTGGTTCATATAAGTCTTGTATTCAAAATACATTACTTGAACCGTGTTTTCATCGTAATTACCCCATCCTTGTATATATTGTCTATTACCAGGCATTTGTTGTATTTTGTACAACTCGTCTTCTGATATATTAGGATATTGTTTTTTTAATTCTGGAATAGTAATTGCTTTTACTTCCCCTACATAATATACATCATCAAAGTTAGGATCTTCAGTATATGAATATATCAAATAGGCTGGATCAACATAATCAACTACAATACCATTAGCGGTGTTATACGATGTTTTTGCAGCAGCTATTCCTATTGTTGTTAAATCTAAATTTAATCTTTTTCTAATTAAATCGTATTTATTTGTTTTTAATATAGTATTGATAGCTTCTTCCTCAGCAACCTCGATTGCTTGTTTATATGAAAGCTGCATGTGCAATTCTAATTCCTCTTGTGTTGCTGGTAAATCTTCCGCCGGTATATTTGATTTTGATATATTAGTTCCAGTCTTTTGTAATACATCTTGTATTATTGGCTGGTTGATCATATCAAATTGTAAAGATGTAGCATAATCCATTTTCTTTTTAACTGACTCTGGGTCTTGCGCAAATGCTTTTACATCATAGGTTTTTTGAGAAATACCATTAGCAACTATATCAACAAATTTTGATAATATAGGTACAGGTGTCCAATCTAAATTCAAATAAGATAAATCACCATTAATTGATAATTCATCTTTATATTTTTGCACGGATTGTTCACCTCTTGCGTAAAGTCTTAATCTATTAAAATTATTCCAATGTGTTAAATATCTATTATCGCTAGTCCTCCCTTGATTAAACCATTCTTGTTCTATGGCACGAGACACCTGTAATCCATATTCTTCAGAAGCCTTAGTAGCATCATCTACAACCTGACTAGGGAAAGCGCTATTTGGATTTGTGTATATATTCATTTACTTAATAATTTTTGATGTAGTTCCTTGATTATTATATTTCTTAAAACCTAAAGGGACAGACACTATTTCTCTTTTTTCAGTTGGCATATATTTGTTTCTATTACAAGCCATTATTGCTAATCCTGAACTAATAGAAGCATCATGATTAGTTCTTTTATTTATATCAAATCTTGCCCAATCTTCTAATGTATCTTGAAAGTACATTGTTCCATAACCCATTTCATTTAAACCAACATATTCTTCTATATAAGTTTCTATTGCTGCTGCGTGTGCTTGTATTATATCTTGTGATGAGTTTGGCATTCCTCCTATTTCTCTTTCTGTTGCAGATAGTTTATTAAATATTCTATCCGGTCTATTCATTGAGTAGCCTCTATAACCCCTTCTTTTAAAATGATATAATAATCTTGGTTTATTATTTTCTGCTAATATAGGCATACCATAAAATATACACGCCATAAGCACATCTTCAAAAAAGATCTCAGCTGTTTGAGGCCTTGATATATATTGTAAAAAGAATGTATTAGATGGAGCATCTTCCATTGAAAATTTAGTTAGCCCATGTAAAGCACCTTTAGATCCTTTACCGTCTGTTGTTCCTGATATGTCATAAGGGTCACAACCAAATGCGCCAATATGCTCATTACCAGGATATTTCATACTATTCTTTAATATTATATTATTTTGTAAATGATAAGGAGGAATCCATGACACTAAAAATCTACCATCTTTGTTTGGATAAAATATTACTTTGGTATCTTGTATACCGCCTTCCCATTGAAAATTACCTTTTGTTAATATATTAGTATTCCTTAGATCATTATTATAATCAATTTGCTCATATATTTTTGTAAGGTTAAATAAAGATTGTTTTGTTTCATCTCTAAAAGCGTGTTGTTCCGTTCTTGGAAATTGTCTATAATATTCGTTTAATCCGTCAGAATCATTTTTTAAACCGTCAACCTCATTCTGCCAGTGTTCAATAACACCATAATCTATTTCGTTCCCGTCAATTCCTTTGACTGGGGTTTTGGGAGTATCGAAGACAGGTATGCCATAAGTATCAATGAATCCCTCGTACGACCATTCCATAGGTATGAACAAACTATATAATCCTGAATTAGTCTGTCCGTTGCGGTTTCTTTTCGTAACATCTGAAGCATAATATAATTTTTTAAAATTGTCTCCTCCTTTATCTAAAGCATTTGATGTTGAACCCATCATACACTTACCAATAATTCTACTACCTAATCTTAAACAGGTTTTAGTAACCCTCCAGTTATTTAATATATTGTCAGGTCTTAACCATTTACCACTTTCATCATGAACTAGTAATTTAAGTTTTTCACCATCATAGGAGTTATCTCCTGTGTTCTTCCAATCTATTGTTGTGTCAAGTCCTTCAAGTTCTTCTGGATTTTCTTGGCTATCTAGTTTTCTTCTTGTAAACTTTGAAGCAGGTACTCTATAAGCAAGTTCTGTTTTCGGTCTATCCATACCATCTTGTATGGGTTTAAAGAAGAAGGGATAGTTAAGAGAGATTGGAACAACTTTGTCGGTAAACATTGTTTTAGCGTCTGCTCCGGCTTTTGATAAAATTCCAAATCGTGAATCACTTGATATAGTAGCTTGATTAACTAATTCTGCAGACGACATGAAAGAAAACCCGGAACGTCTATTCTTTAAATAACACATTCCATAACATCTCGGATCCGCTTTACAAGCTTCCCAAAATATAAAAAATAATCTATTTGATTCTCTAAAGTCAGGTGCTCCAACATCTATCTTGCTCCATTGCAAGTACATATAGTGGGTACCTGTTATATATGTAGGTATTCCATTATTATAAAATGAAAAACCTTCTTCTCTACGTTTAAATTCATTGTCAACATAATCATACCATCTTTCTTTAAAGCTATCAGGGTATTTATTCCAATCAAATACGCTTTTTATTTTTTCAAGTTCTTTTGGTATTTTTAGTTGCTCCCAATACTGCTCTTCCTTTTTTGAGGCTCTTTTAAATGATTCATCAATTAATGGCAAAGCAATCCTTAAGTTCTGTATCTCGTATATTTCTCCAATCTTACCTGTTTTGCTTATAATAATTACATCATGTTCTTTATTATAACCATATTTCCATTTATTATATCGGTTTTGTTGCTTGATTACCGATTGTTTAATATAGTCAGGTAATACTTTATAAAGTGTTTGCTCGTGCATTACTTAGATCTCCCTTCTGCAAAACCTTTAAAAGTTTTTATTGTAGGATCTTTATCTTCTTCTTCTAGCATACGTGTTTCATCTTGTATTCTACTCAGAATTTCAAAAGCATCAAATATGGCTAACTTCTTTGTTGCAGCGGCATTCTTTAATTTATCTGCTGATAAATCATCATCACCATTATCTAAAATAGCTTCCTCTGCAACTTTAATTAATTCAAGAACTGCTTTGTGCCCAGCTTGGATTATATTCTGTTTCGTTTCCTTTATGTCCATATTTAATTACAATATCATTAGATTTCATACAATAAAGTCTTTGCCCATCAATGACAAAGTCAAATTCTCCATAAGGAGTATATCCAACAAGGTCTCCCTCGTTTATTTTAAGCGCTTCTAAGGAACTATTTCCGTACTTTAATATACCAATAAGCTTTTGCTCTTTATCTACGTTTAAATAGTCTTTATTTTTAATTGGCTTAACAAAGCATCTGTCTCCAAACGCTTTCCATTTACCTGTATTTTTATATAAATATATTTGATCTAGATTACAAAAATATAAATCATCTTTAAAATATGATCTACTATTTTTTTTATTGCCTCTTATATCGTAAAATACCCTAAAAACATTATGGTGTATTACAACTATATCTCCAACTTTAATATTCGTTGAATAAGCTAAAGGCAATGCAACAACTTCAGCAAAGTTATTTACAGATTTAAAACTTTCAATTTTAGTATTGATTATTAATTCTTTATCTGCAATCTTAACTTTATTATTATATCTTTCTCCTACAGGTTTAACTATAAAGTCAAATACACTTCTCATTAGTATTCTAAATCATATTCAACAGAGATAGCCATGTTAGAATTAAATTTCTTCCATGGCATAACTTCGTCCTCTTTTTTAATATAAATATTATATGACGTGTCTTTATCGTCAAATATGATATTACATATTGCATGTCCCCCGTAAACGTTTTGGCCTACGGAGTAATGCATTGCTTCATTTTTATAATCTGTACCTATACTAATTTTTCTAATAACAGAACTCATTAGTCAACTTTTTCTAATACAACCTCTTCAGGTTTATTTATAGGAGTATAAGAACCATCTTCAACATTAATATTAATGTCCCCGTATTCTGCTTGTAATTCTGATTTGAATTCTTCTACTCTTTTATTTACTTCCGCAATTTGGTGTAAGAACCCATGCTTTTGAGACTCCAATAACCCTATATTAGATAATAAGGCATTCATTTCTTTTTGTTGATTAACAATAGTCTCTAATTGTTTTTCTGTAATCTTGTTTGTGTTTTCCATGTTTATTTAATTTAATTGTTATTATTATTTTTTTATTACTTAAGGGCAAGTATTGCCACTTCCACCAACCAATCCCACGTCGTTACATTGATATCCTGGGGATGGTTCATCAGGAAACTTATTAAAAGGGGCTGCAAAAGTGTTTGACTCTACCGGTTGATTTAACTGAGCGTCAAGATATATATATATTCCATCCTGAAAAACAGATGAAGAAGAATATACTGTTCCTTCTACGCCACTACAAGTATTTATCTCATACGCATATACAGTTGGTAAATTAGATGCGCTTGCATTAGGCCAACCAATTCCAATACCCATTCTCATTAGTAAAGCGCTATAATATTATCGCAAGTCGTAGTAACTGCATCATTATCATTAAGCCAAACATTATTTACTATAACAGGGAAAAAAGTGCCATCGGGTATGTTTCTAAAAATAGTCGTATTTGGAGTTCCTGGGGCATGCCAATTTCCGCCTACAACATTACAAACTAAATCGCCCCCAGTGCCAATATATAGTGCGGCCCCATTTAAAGGTAGAGTATCTTCTAACGGAGACAAACCATTCCCGGCAGGTGTTCCACTACCTGCTCTTGTTCCAAAATCTGGTTGATTACCATATTGTCCCATAATTTATTTTTTAAATATTTTATTATATATTGTTGATTTCTTCATAGGTATTTCTAACACAGTATCACCTGGATAACTATAATCTTTACCTGGTTGCATTACTTTTGAATTACCTTTATTATCAATACCTAAAACGGGAAACTCCACATTTTTCATAGTGATTTCCCCGCTAGGTATTACATTATAAGGTCTATCTTTATCAGGACTATTTTTTTTATAACCTTTTAGAGATAGATTTTTCATTTTAGCTATTTCTCTTAGCTTTATTAAGTTTTACCAAAGAAGAAACTTGTCCAGAGCTTAAATTTTCAGGTTTTGTACCACCACTTGTAGCATTGTATAATTCAGCACTTCGGTTTCTTCTGTTCATAGTAGAAGTACTATCGCTTACAAATTTTTTACGCAAATTTTCAACTTCTCTACCTTGCCCATAAGATGAAGCGGTAGCCATTGTTTTATTATCACCACCCATAATGCTAGCCCCTTTTGTTGCTTTGTTTGTAACAAAACTTTTTTCATAAGGTTTAGCTGTAGCAAATCCAGTTGTTTTATCAATATTTAATCCCGTGTCTGTCTTCCCCTCTTCTCTTTTCTTCTTTAAAGTTTTTACACCTTTTGAGTATCTTTCAGTAAGTTCAATACCATTATCTTGTCTTAATGGGCTAGGCAATCCACTACCTGTTTTTGCGCTATTACCTCTGCCTGGGTTTTGTTTGTATGCCATTTTGTTTAGTTTTTATTTATTAGTCTTTTATAAATTACGGGTCCGGGAGCATCGCTAACATAATTAGCAACCATTGTATCTTGATCTACAACTATAAATTTACATAAAGCTTCCCAATCATTAGGTTCGTGCAATGTATCTAAATAGAAATTATTTTTGTTAAATTGATAACCTAATATTTTAAAGTAATTCCCAGTTAAATAAGAAAATGACACAACATTAAGTTGATTTTTGTTTATAATAGAAAAATCTATTTGCACAGTGTCGGAAACCCATGTTCCAACTAGAAAATCCTTAGTAAGCTTTTGAGCTTGAGCATAAAAATTAAATGCTAAAAATACGATAACACAAATTACTTTTTTCATAATATATTAAATTAAAGTTATATATTATTATTATTACGCGTATTTATTGCTTTTTATAAGCTTCCTTTTCCCAAGGCAGATTTTTTGCTCCTTCTTTCATTTTAGAACGTGGATACTTTTTACCCTTCCAAATAACGTGAGAATCATTATAATCTAAATCCCCACGCTTCATTTGATCTATATGTACTTTCTCGTGTGATATAGTTTTATTCTTTTTTAATTCTAAAGGAGATATATTTTTATTCACTAATATAGTTCCATTAGATTGCGCCATACCTAAAATATTGCCGTCCATATCGGTACTATAAACAGGAGTATTATCCACATTATATGGAAACCCTTTCATTTTAAAAGACATATAAATAATGAATATTATTAAATTCCCTATAAAAGTATATCTATAGGGAATTTAAATTAATATTATGCTAATGCAATAGCAGTAACTACTATTCCAGCAGGTAATGCAACAGCTACGGTTTGCCCTCCAGGAACGGCTGTGATAGCATTGTTAACAGCGTCTCTAACAGACGGTGTTGTTCCAGTACTTGTGTGTGTTAATGTAAATACATCATGCGCCGCGTTTGAATTGACTAATGTTATTGTTGTAGTCGTAGCAGCGGTTTGTGTAACAGTTGCGATATGGTCTGCATTAATTAAATGATTCCCCGCTGTTAATCCTGTGTTTGTAACATTGATTGATAAAAATTTTGCCATTTTGTTTTTTAGTTTTAGTTTTAGTTTATATTCCGGTAATCTTAATATTTGCCTTTAGCTCGTTGTGTAATTGCTCTTGGATCACAAACTGGTTTAACGTTATTGAATACAATACCATTTTTGCCAGAGCTCGATCCTTTGCCTTTTGGGAATGATGTGGTGTCAAATGGGCCAGCCCATACTGCATTTGCTCCAACCCCAGATAATTTAGCCTCTCTATCAAGGACTGTCATTGGATGTTTTTTTGCGTTTAAATTCATAGTTATTGGTTATTTATATCATAAGGTGGAACAATAGGCGTTTCAACCCCTGTAGGAGGCGGAATAGGTGACACTCCAGGATTAGTTGCTAATGTGTTTGTTGTATCGTAAGGATTACTAACGTCTCTTGTAAATGTATTTGGAACTTGTGCTCCAAACATACCTTGTATATTATTAGTGTTAGTAAAACCTTTTGGATTTATGGGTGTCTGATTAAGTGGGTTCATTATTTCTTGTTTTATCTTTATTTGCGTTTTCTATAGCAGTTATCATAAGGTTATCCATATATGTTTTACCGCTCATTATAGTATTTCTATGACTTGTTGGTATGTCTTCTTTACCAAGCATTATACGGTACATCCTACTTATTAGTTGTTTACACTTAAATGAAACTTTATATATATTGTATTTTTGAGTTGTATGGTTTCTATTTCTCCAAACCACTATCCACCCTTCTTTTAATAAATTGTTCCAGCGTTTATTGTCCCAACTGTAAGCATAAGTACCTATTTTATAATCTTGTTTGGTAAAGAACTCCATACAATCAAAATAGATTAGTAACTCTAAATCTGCATCTGTTAAATCATTATTCCTGCAAGCCCATCTACGTATTATTCTATAATGTTTTAATAAACCTATATCTCTAATATCTGAAGGTTCTAAACGGCTCATAATACAACTACAACATCGTCTAATCTTATAACATAGTAGGTTTCTTTTCCAGGTTCAATTTTATGACCATTATGTCTATCATAAAATATACTATCACCTTCTTTAACGCCTACTACTTCATCACCAACACTAATAACTTTAGCTTCTATATATCTAATATCATCTCTGTGACTTTCAGCTAATAGAAGTCCTCCTTTTGTTTCTGTAGTGCCTTCTTTTACTTTTTCTATAATTAATCTTTTACCAACTGCTTTCATTATGCGCGTAAATTATTAATTACACAATCAGTTGATAATATAGTTGTTGCTACAGACGCCGCATTTCTTAATGCGCTTTTAGTAACAAGTAACGGATCAATTATACCCGCTTTAATCATATCAACTGTTTCGCCTGTTACAACATTAAGACCATAACCTATACCAGATATAATATTATGCGATACTTCTTCAATTCCTGCATTATCTAATATAGTTCTGAATGGTGCTCTAATAGAATCTAACAATATTTCTTCACCAAGTGAGAAGGTATCTATGTTATGAGAAGCATTTAATAAAGCAATTCCTCCCCCTGGCACAATACCTTCTTTAATCGCTGCCTTGGTTGCACAAATAGCATCTTCAATTCTATCTGCTTTTTCTTTTAATTCTATTTCCGAATTAGCGCCGACTTTAACTAATGCAATTCTGCCAGTTAATCTTGCTAATCTTTTTTCTAACTTTATTACTCTTGCTGCTGGAGGATTTTCTAATAAAGATTTTTTAATATCATCTATAATTTCCAATACCTTTTCAGGCGTTTCACTTATGTGTAATATTGTTTCTTCTTGACTAGTAATACTTTTAACGCAAGTGCCGAGTAATTCTGGTTGTATTAAATCTAAATCATCACCAAGATCTTCGTTAATTACGGTTGCTCCAGTAAGTAATGCTAGATCATCAAATATTTCTTTTCTATTTACGCCAAATGTAGGGGCGTCAATAATATTTATTTTTATGTTACCTTTTAACTTATTCATTGCTAATGTAGATAATGGCATTGCTTCCATATCTCCCACTATAAGTAATGACTTATTATTTTTTATAACATATTCTAATATTGATTGTATTTGTCTTATGTTATCTATTGGTGATTCAACTAATAATACTAATGGATTATCTAGTTCTGCTGTTTTGCTTTTTTGGTTAGTTACAAAGTGCATGTTCTTTAAACCCATATCACATTGAATACCTTCAACCAATTCTAAACTAGATTCAGGATTAGATGATGTTTCCATCATTACAACCCCTGTATTCCCAACAGATCTAAAAGCGTCACCAACTAACTTGCCCAATTCAGGATCATTATTTGTTGATATAGTTGCAATTTGATCTAACATATTATCATCAACAGTTATACTTATCTTTTCAAGATATTCTATAACTTTATCAACAGCTTTATTTATACCTTCTTTTATCTTTCTTTCATTTGGATTTTCAACCTTGTAAGCATTCTTTAAAATAGCGTGCGCTAATACTGTTGCTGTTGTGGTTCCATCTCCTGCTTCTCTAACAGTTTTTCTTGCGGCTTCTTTTAATAATGTAGCTCCCATATTTTCTACAGGATCTAATAAAATAATAGAATCTGCAACTGTTACACCGTCTTTCGTTATTACTGGTCTACCTGTTGTATCTTCTAAAAGAACACATTTACCACTTGCTCCTAATGTAGAACTAACCGCCTTAGCTAGTTTTTCTATTCCAGCAAATACTTTGTCGCTGGCTTCCTTTCCAAAGCTTAAATTTTTGACTATAGCGTCTGACATAATTTTATTTGATTAAATTGATATAACTTATATATCACCTGTTTTTATTTATTTTTACCTATCCTTGTCCTCTAG